CGGTCCCATGAAAGACGAGAAGGGCAAGCCGACCCGCAAGGCGGCTGCTCTCGCAAGATGGAAGTGCTGACATGTCACAGAATCACGACACCGTAAAGAACACGCTGGACATTCTTTCTGTGTTTGCCACGATCGGGTCCTTCTTAGAGATGTTGACTCCGATTTTTGGCTTGATTGGTGCTGTCTGGACGTTGATGCGAATCGCAGAAATGGTGGCTGGTAAACCGTTCGCGGAGATAATCCGCCGAAAGAAACCCGATGCCAAGCACGAGTAAAAAGCAACACAATTTCATGGCGGCTGTGGCGAATAACCCAGAGTTTGCCAAGAAAGTAGGCGTCCCACAGTCCGTGGGCAAAGAGTTTTCCAACGCGGACAAGGGCCGCAAATTTTCAAAAGGTGGCGATATGAAAGACTCCAAAGCAATGGTCAAAAAAGAAGTTGGCTTCATGAAAAAAGCTGGCGCTCCTAAGTCCATGATCAAGCACGAAATGGCTGAAGCCAAGGGCTACAAAAAAGGTGGCTCCGTTGGTACAACCAAGATGGGCGCAGTCAAGACTGCTGCTCCTAGCCGTGATGGTATTGCTACTAAGGGCAAGACCAAGGGCACGATGATCAAGATGGCTCGCGGCGGTAAAACCTGCTAAGGAGCTGTCATGTCCGAAAAAGAAATGAGTCCGGCGGAGCGCGAAGCCCGTCAGATGATTGCCGACAAAAAGGCGCAAGAGGCGGCTACCAAAGCGTATAACGCAGCCAGTAAAACGCCTCCTGCGCCAGCGCAAACGGTCCGTAGGGCCAAAGGCGGTAGCGTGACTCGTGCTGACGGCATTGCTAAGCGAGGTAAAACTCGCGGCAGGATGGTGTGACATGATGGCCAGTCGCGGTATGGGGGCTGTCGCCCCCTCAAAAATGCCCAAAGGTGTGCGCAAAGCTCGCCGGGACGACACCGACTTCACGCAATACGCTGAGGGCGGCAAAGTCAATGCGGCTGGCAATTACACCAAGCCCGAGCTGCGCAAGCGGATCGTGAGCCAAGTCAAGGCTGCAAATACGCAGGGCACCGGAGCAGGCCAGTGGGAAGGCGATAAAATCGCTCAGCCCCGCAGAATACGCGGCCACCACAAGAGCCAAACGTGCTGGTAAGGCGGCAGGCAAACAGTTTGTGGCCCAGCCCAAGACCATCGCCAAAAAGACAGCGAGCTTCAGATGACTACATCCGGCACCACAGCGTTCAATATGGACCTCACGGAGATCGTTGAGGAGGCGTTTGAACGCGCTGGTGGTGAGTTGCGTACGGGCTATGACTTGCGTACGGCAAGTCGGTCTCTGAACCTGATGTTCGCCCAGTGGGCAAACCGTGGCTTAAACATGTTCACGTATGAGCAGGGATCGATTAATCTGGTCCCCGGCCAAGCCACGTACAACTTGCCAGCCGACACCGTAGATTTGCTCGAACACGTCATCCGTACGGGCGCAGGTAACGCTTCAACGCAGGCTGACCTGACCATCACCCGGATCAGCGTTTCTACTTACGCCACGATTCCCAACAAGCTGCAGCAAGCCCGACCGATTCAGGGCTGGATTGAGCGCTTGACCAATGCCCCACGGATTACAGTTTGGCCCGTGCCAGACAACTCACAGCCCNNNCCCTACGTGTTTGTGTACTGGCGTCTGCGCCGTATCCAAGATGCTGGCGGCGGTGTGAACACGATGGATATGCCGTTCCGCTTCTATGAGGCCATGACGGCTGGTTTGGCTTATCACCTTGCCCTGAAGATTCCCGGATCGATGGAGCGACTACCCGTCCTGAAGCAGCAGTATGACGAAGCTTGGGACTTGGCTTCGACCGAAGACCGCGAAAAAGCTGCGGTCAGGCTTGTTCCTCGCGCAATGCACATCGGAAACGGTGGCTACTGATGTCAAACCGGTTTGCAGCAGGCCACAAAGCGATTGCCATGTGCGATCGCTGTGGTCAGCAGTTCAAGCTCAAAAAGCTCAAAACGGAGATCATCAAGCAGCGTAAGTACGAGCTGTTGGTGTGCCCGGAGTGCTGGGACCCTGATCAGCCGCAGTTGATGCTTGGCACGTTCCCTGTGGATGACCCACAGGCGCTGAGGAACCCACGCAGGGATACAACCTACGTGACGTCTGGCTTGAACGACAACGGCAACCTGTCTGGCGGTTCAAGGGATATTCAGTGGGGCTGGAATCCTGTAGGCGGGGCCAGCTTTTTTGACACGGAACTGACGCCAAATTACTTGGTGGCAACCGCGTTTGTTGGTACAGTCTCAATATCTTGAAGGAGTTCAAAATGGACGCGAAAAAAGCAGTGCGCAAGCATGAGACCAACCTGCAGATGAAACAGTTGGGCCGTGGCTTAGCCAAGGTTGCAAACCAGCGCGTGTCTTCCGCGCCAAAGGGGAAGTGACATGGCGAAGTTCAGTCAAAAAATGATGGGCAAAGAGGTTGGCCAAGCCAGCGTCTACGCCGAGCCACACACGATGACCGGCAAGGTTGTCAAAGCCTCCACCAACCCCGGCAAAGAGCCGAATCACAGCAATGTGAACACGGTGAATATGAGCGTGGGTGCTTTCAGCAATAAGCCTGATGGCATGGGAACCAAGACCAGCGGCATCAAAATTCGCGGTACTGGCTGCGCCACCAAAGGCACTATGGCCCGAGGCCCAATGGCATAAGACATGACGTACGACGAACTGGTCATTGCTGTTTCCAACTACTGTGAGAACGTTTTCTCGACGGTAGACATGGACACGTTCATCCGGCAGGCTGAGCAGCGTATATACAACGTTGCCCAGCCAGCCAACCAGCGCAAGAACGTGACCGGATCGTTGACGGCAGGAAACAAGTATCTCCAGTGCCCGGTAGATTTTCTGTCGGTATATAGCTTGGCGATATACCCCGCTGCTGGCGGCGCGTACGAGTATTTGCTGGACAAGGATGTGAACTTCATCCGGCAGGCGTACCCCAACCCAGCCACCACGGGCAAGCCAAAGCACTACGCCATCTTTGGGCCACGCTCGGACAACGCAGATGAGCTGACGCTGATCCTTGGCCCAACACCTGATGCTGCCTACAGCGCAGAGCTGCATTACTACGCATACCCAGAGTCGATTGTGGATGCTGCTGATGGTCGCACTTGGCTGGGTGATAACTTTGATTCAGTCCTGTTGTACGGCACCATGAATGAGGCTTTGACCTACATGAAGGGCGAGGTCGAGATGGTTAAGCTGTACCAAGAACGGTACGTTCAGGCGATTGCTCTGTACAAGAACTTGGCAGATGGCAAACAGCGCGGTGATGCATACCGCAACGGCCAAGTCAGAACGGCGGTCCAATGAGCAACATCGTTCAGACACAGACCACCAGCTTCAAAGCGGAGCTGTACGAGGGCATCCACAACTTGCTCACGGACACTCTGCGTATTGCGCTGTACACGGCCAACGCAAACCTCAACGAAGACACCACGGCGTACACCACAACCGCAGAAGTGGTTGGCACGGGGTACGTGGCTGGCGGGGTCATATTGACCGGAGTTACGGTCTCCAAGTCTGGTTACACGGCTTACGTGAATTTCAACAACGTGGCGTTTGGGGCTTCGGTGACTGCACGCTGCGCTTTGATCTACAACGCAAGCAAGGCCAATCGGTCTATCGCTGTGCTGGACTTTGGCTCGGATAAGACATCGACCAGCTTTACCATCACCATGCCGCAAAACACTGCAACAACGGCACTCATCCGCAGCTCAATTTAAGGAGTCACCATGTTAAAAGACAAAGCATCTTCTCAAGAAGTCATCGGCGCAATGCTGACCCGCGCCGCAAGTTCAGACGGCCACGCCCAAGCTGGTGGCGTATTCACTATCGAGTGCCGTGACGCCGAGGGCAACCTCAAGTGGTCAAACGCTCTGCACAACCTCGTGGTGAACGTGGGCCTGCAAGACATGAACACCAAGTACTTTACGGGCACAAGCTACACAGCTACTTGGTTCATTGGCCTGTACGGCGCTGCTGCCAGCAACACCCCTAACGCAGGTGATACGGCTGCATCCCATGCTGGCTGGACTGAGATCACCCCGTACAGCAATGCCACTCGCCCTGCATGCACATTTGGCACAGCTTCGACGGCTGACCCATCGGTGATCACCAACACAGCATCTCCTGCTGCGTTCAACATCAATGCCACTGCCACTGTTGGCGGTGCGTTCTTGATCAGCAACAACACCAAGGGTGGCAGCACAGGTATCCTGTTCTCCGCTTCTGACTTTGCAGCTCCCGGCGACCGCGTGGTGGCTTCTGGCGATACATTGAACGTGACCTACACGTTCAGCCTTGACGCAGCATAAGGAGTCATCATGGCAACAAAATTCACAAAAGGTGACGTGGTCAAGGTCAAGGCAGTTGTGCCTCAAGGCCCGGTGGTCAAGTTCCGCATGGACGAGGAGTCGGGTACGGTCTCCTACTTGATTCAGTGGGTTGACGCTGATGGTCACGCACAAGAACGCTGGTTTGCAGAAGACGCGCTGACCGAGGCCTGAAATGGCTGAAGGCGGCTGGAGTTCTGGTGCTTGGGGCGAGGCAGCATGGGGCGGGTCGGTTTACTACCGCGATGCCGCAGAGACAGCCACGACCTCAGATTCAGAAGCAGTCGCCGGAAGCACCTTCACAAGCGCAATCGTAGCCACCGGTCAAATCGTTGACGACATAGCCACAACCCCGACGTTTTTTGCGGGGGTTGAAGAGCAAGAGGCAATTGGTAGCGTGGTGCTGGTGGCGACAGGCACGTTTAACGTGTCTTTGAGTGAAGCGGCTGCGGTGTCTGACGCCAACTCCGCACAGCAGGTTTTTGCAACCGAGGTGAGCGAAAGCTCGACGGGCGCGGACGCAGTTGCCACGCAGCAGGTATTTGCTTCAGACATATCTGAGTCCGCCACAGGCGCGGACGCACTGGACTCCAGCTTCGCCTATTTCTCGGACGTCAACGAGACGGCAACCGCAACAGACGAAAATACCGCACAGCACTTAATGTTTGCGAGTGTGGACGAAAGTGCCACGGGTTCTGATGAGGCGTCAACCAATCAGATACTGGAGACGTCCGTCTCCGAAGGCGCAGCGGCTTCTGTACGGGCTGTTATCTCCGCTTCAATCTTTTATGCATCCTTGGTGGACAATGTCATCGTTGCAGATTTGATTGCCGCACGGCGATTTTGGGAACCCGTGGATGACATTCAGAACGCTAACTGGCAAAATATCACCAACACACAGAATCCGGCTTGGACGGATGTCGTTACTCAGGAGTCTTAAATGCCTACAGGAAATACCTCACTGCTCGGACTGGCACTGCCGGTTCAGGGCGAACTTACCGGTACATGGGGCGACGTCGTCAACCAGTCGATCACAGAGCTTGTGGATACTGCCGTAGCTGGGACGACCACTCTGAGCACAGACGCAGACGTCACCTTAACCACCACATCTCTCGCGGCCAACCAAGCCCGTCAAGCTATCCTTCGCTGGACGGCAAGCAACGGGGCCACGACACGCAACATCACAGCACCTGCTCAGAGCAAGCCTTACATCGTCATCAACGCGGGTACGGGCTCTATTGTGCTGCGCGGCGCAGGCCCAACCACAGGCATCACGATTGTTTCAGGTGAGCGTTGCGTAGCTGCTTGGAGCGGCTCGGACTTTGTCAAGGTAGCCACCAGCACAGCCGGTCCCGGTGATGTAGTTGGCCCAGCGTCCAGCACAGACAATGCATTTGCACGGTTTGACTCCACTACGGGCAAGCTGCTGCAAAACTCACCCGGCGCGACAATGAGCGATACCGGTGCTCCGAGCTTCACAGGGGCTGTTACTGTTGCCGGAACATCTGCTGCTGGCGGTGGCGTGGTACTTGCTGAAGACACAGATAACGGAACCAACACCGTTACGCTGCGTGCCCCTGCAAGCATCACCTCAAACTTTGAGCTAAGACTGCCCACCGCAGACGGCACATCCGGGCAGGCAATCGTCACGGATGGCGCAGGCAATCTGTCTTTCGGCACGGCAGGCA